AAATCTCACTGGATTTGCAGAGTCATATATTTGAGCCGACCTAATGAAAGCCAACTGTCCTAAATTTGCACCAGGTAACGATACAAAGGGCACACCTTGTGTTAAAGTTGCATATTGATAAGATCTAAATATATCTAAGTCAACATCTCTAAATATTCTTTTTTCACCATGTTCGATAAAATCATTTACAATCGTGTCAGTCAATACTGTGCTATCAGTTTCGGTATAATCTCTTATTTGTGTAACTAATTCTGAATATGTCGTCATGATATTACCACACTTACAGCTCCTAAGTTCATAACAGCCAACGTATCTTTATTTTCTGTTACAGGTTGCATACCTGTTGATAGAAAAATATTACCTTGTGTTATAACAAATTGCAACGGAACAGTTGCATCTGATATTTGTGATTTTGCATTTTGTAATGATTGTGCATCTGTAGGATGATATTTAGGATCTAGTTGTGGATGTTTAGCTTCAAACTCACTTGTGTGAACTGTAGATCCATTCCATTCTTTTACCATTTCATTATATGGAAAAGCCATACCAGATCTATCCGATATTCTTTTTGCAAATTTCCCAGTGGCGTATCTAGCCATTAGTATCCACCACCAGTAGGATAATAACTCTGAGGTGTAAGAAATACACTTGTTCTTTCTCCGTCTTCATCTGCTGCTCTTTTAAATTCATCTTCATATAAAAGTTTTAATGCTTGCATTCTTTCTGGCGCTTTTTTCATTGATATGTAATAAGCTAATCCAGCAGTCATACATGGAAGAAAACGAAACGGAATCTCAGCATTATTTGTGTAATCGCCCGCATCCTTCATACGAAGAAGAGCATAATACTTTAGAGTGTAAGTTGTATCAGCTGCAGGATATAGATATAATCTTGGGTTTATCGTACGCTCAAAATAGTATTGAGTTGGTCTTCCGCTGGTTGTTTTAACAGTGTAGTTTAAATACGTAGATCTGCTAATTGGTGTAGCAGAATAATCATTATTGCTACTGTCTCTAATTACAACATCAGTAATATCAATTATTTGTTGTGCAGCGTCAGCTCCAGAACCAAATAAATTTGTACCAGTTAAACTAGTTGTATCTGCAGCAATAGATTTTTCCTGTAGCTGTATTGTCCAAAGATTTAAACCTCTGTTTGCCCATTCGGCAAGCATAAGGTTAAGAGAACGTTTTGCAGTCTGCAAATCATTACCAGAACGAATTTGCAAACCACAACGTTCAAAAGCTTCTTGACAGATTTGATCAATTGTCAAATCAAAGCTAGCTGTCGATGCGTATGTTGGCATCTACTTTTTTTTCTTTAACATTCCGCCGCCACGTTTTTTGACAGCTTTCTTTTTGCCTTTCATGGCTTTACCGCCACCCATCATGCCCATGGCCATTTTTTTCTTAGGTTTGATAGCGCCACCGCCCATCATTTCTAACATGCCACCGCCACGTTTTTTAGCAACTTGTTTCTTTTTACCTTTCTTAACTTTTCCGCCACGTTTCATGGCCATTTTCTTTTTACCCATCATATTGACCTCCGAATATTCGTTTATAGGTTTTAGCTCTAGATACTACAACGTCTTGATAGTATCCTTTTGGCCACTTATCGTAATAACCAGCCTTGTGTAGTTTATCAGAAGCTTCCTGTAATTGCGAGAACTTTTGTGCTAACATCATAGAGTAGTCTATGGCGTCTTCTACAATAGGGGTGTTCCCATTTGGAGTGACGAGAAACTCTTGTTCCTCCTCGTTGGCTGGGTTGTGGGGATGAAAACCCATAAAAAATATATCCTTTTTATTATACCAAGTATTGTACTCATCTATAACGTTTTGAAACTCCTCAAGTGAGTAATTAAAATAAGGGTCACAAAATATCAAGAGCTCATGTACAGAAAAATCTAATTGTTGTATGTGACCATTTAATTCTGATTTGTACCATTTATGTTTGCGTTTTACTTCTACAAGAACTTTGTTATCAGCCCATGTTTTTTTAGCAAATGGACAAGCAGGATAGCCACCTAAATGTTGATTTGGAACTTCTAAAAAAAGTTCTGACCATTTACGTACGTCTTGTTTTACGTCCTCTTCTAATGGCATCTTTACCCTTTCTAAAAATACTTGCTACTTGTGATTTACCCATCACTTTTGCTCTTTGTTCTCCGACTGTAAGGATTTGTATTTTTCTTGCAAACGGTTTGTTAACTCTTTTAACTTTTGCGACTGTGGCTCTTGCATCTGTGGGCGTAGCAAACTTAATAGATACAGTATCCTTTGGATTCTCATCTGTATAGAGTCTTCTTCCACTGCCTTTTGGTTTTTTACCAGTGCCTTTTTTTGGATCTCTTTTAAAAGACACCTTTAAATTCAAACCCTCTTTGTGCAACTCCAGCTCTTCTTTGATTTGAAATCAAACCGCCATTAGCTGCAAATGTTTTAACATTAGTAGGTTTACCACCAACACCTTGAGCTTTACTTCTTTTTCTTTTTACCGCTGATCTTCTTTGTGATTCAGACATTCTTGCAGCTTTTGCTGCAGGAACGCACTTGGGATATTTTCTTTTTGCATCAGCCTTTTGTTTTGACCGACCACATTTTTTGAAACCGCCACCTTTTTTCTTGGAGCCGATGTCAACCCAATCCTGTTTAAACCACTTAGCTAAACCTTTATGTCCAGACATTAGCTAAATTTTGTTTGTTTTCTTTTACCTTCCATAATAGCACCACAAGCTCTTGCAATACCACCTTTATTCATGGCAGATACTTTTTTTCTTTTTTGTGAAATATCGTTAAAATTAATAACACCGCCCATAGCTTTTGGTTTTGGTCCTCTAAAATCTTTTCTTTTAGTGCCACTTGGATCTTTAATCTTTCCTGCACAAATTTTTGATGCGTATGCATTAGCATAAGCACTAGGATAAACCTTAAATTTTCGCTTTGCTGCGGCTTTCCCTCTTGGACATAATTTGGTCATCCTTGCCCCCTGTATTTGACATATTGACGTCTTTTGTTTTTGTTCTTTGGCCTACTGCGTGGAGAACGCCCTATACTAGTCCTTTTTTTAACTGGTGTAAAGTATTCGTTAGAGGGTGTTTTAGCCATCCTACATTTGTGATAAAGGGTTTTCTAATGCGATTTTTATTCTCTTCTCTACCTTTTCTTCTAACTCAATCATGGCTGATTCCAACTTATCCGTTAATCGTGCCATGTCATCCTGAATGTCCTTCGTGGTATCTCTTAACTCCTGGTTGGTTTCTCTCGAATCTTCTTTAACTAATTGTTCTACATCATTTACTATTTTTTCAACTCGTCTTACATCTTGTCGTAGGTCATTTTTAAGTTCGTTTGCAACATCGGATACCAATCTTATTTCAGACATAATCATTTCCATTTCTTGCATAATCATCTCTACTTCTGTTTGTATAAGATCTGTTTTGCTTTTCATCTCTTCTTTTGTAAGAGCAATCTCTTTGTCAAAGCCAGATAGATCTGGTGCAACATATTCTTGTATCTGTTCTTTCATTGTTAGGTAATCTTTGTAAAATTCAAAACCACCCCACAAAGCACCTCCAGCTGTAGTTAACGCTGTAAGTATGACAAATATCTTGCCGCCTTTAAATTTAATACCACCAGGTAATTCTACTTCTGCCATTGTAACTCTATCATATCATTCATCATGCCATCACTGCCACCAAATAAATACCACTGCGCTATATTGTTATTCTGTATCTGTGCATCTGGTATCATATAGTCTGTAAAAAAATCTAATCGATCCTCTAGTTGTTTTTGTGATTCAAAGAAGGATTTTGTATCTCCTAATACTTGCATCACGATTAATGTTTTTAACTGATTTGTTGAGTCATATCTACCTTTATCACCCATCTTCTTTACAATTTTCTTTGCAGCTTTTTCTTTTTTAGATTCTGGTTTCTTTACAGGTTTCTCTTCGGCTTCACCCTTATCTTCTGGTTCTTCCATATCCTCTGGTTGCTCCTCATCTGCCTCAGTCTCTTGAACGCTCTCTTCCGATTCAT